CTATAGCATCATCAGTTTGCTGTTCGGCAACACGGAAAGCATCCTTAATAACAATCACCCGAAGTTCTTCACGAATTGCGGATGCCAGTTCCTTATCGAATATGAAAGGAAAATCACCGGCACGATCAAAGACGATCTGGTCAACCACACCCTCAAGAGCTGTTTCAAACGCCCTCCAGTCCTTGCGGCTTCCCTTCTGTTCCAGGTAAAGTTTTACATACTGGTCCTTGTAGTCCGTTGCCGACTGGTCAACCTGATTGAGAATGAACTTTTCACGCTCCTGCTTCTCAAGAAGCTCGTTCTGCTTTCGTTCCGCTTTCTTGATCCTGGCATATTCACCGGCCCAGCTAAGAGAATCACTAGTTGCAATAGCATTCAGATGGTTTCTTAGCTTCTTATTGAAAGCTTTTTTAGCTTCCTTTTCATTCGAGGAATCCCTCTTATCAATGAATTTCTTATGTACATTGAATATCCCCTCAACCTGATTTCTAACAAGTTCCTCAGCTTCTTCATCCGTAATAACTTCACCGATAAAATCAGAATTAATCTTAATGACACTAGCATTCAGCTTGTTCTGAGCCTCACTAATCGTTTCGGTATCATTTAAATTCGCGATTCTCTTTGCTTCTGCCTCTTCCTTGTCCCTGGCAGCAATTGCTTCGCGAGCTGCTTCAACACGGAGTTGACCGTTTTCAGTCAAATACTTCGTTTCCAAACTAGGCATCACCTCATCTATCCATCTCTGACGAGGCAGTTCATTCAGATCTTTTCCAGTATCCTTATCTTCCTTCCGAGGATAAATCTTCCAGGCTTCACTATTTACGTCTGTTAGAATATTCCCCCGGATTTCATCCCTGTCATATTCGTAATTCTGGTTCTTCTCATAAGTCTCAAGAACCCGCATCTCAACCAGATCCTGAACAAGATTGTTATGCACCCTTTTATAAGCATTAGTCTCCTTCCCTCTAAACTTTTCTAGCCGGTTATTGATCGCCATGAAGTTCCAAGTACCCTCTTTGGTGATAAGCTTTTTCTTCAAGATAGCCTTTAAACCAACTTTTGCTTGTTTAAGAGACTCATCATCTGGATAACTGGCACCCGAGTAACCATTCAATACAGAGACAACCTCATCAACGATTCCATCAATTGCCGTTTCAATTCGTTCAATTTTTTCAGGAGGTAAAACCTCAGGCTTCTGCTCAACCATATCCATCTCGGAATAAAGAAGCTTACGGTCAAATCTGTTTAAAGCACTATCTTGAGCAGCCGTCCTTTTCCGGGCAAGCTGACGCTCCTCCTGATTTAAATAAGTCCGAAACATGCCACGCCTGGATGATCTGGCACTGGTCTCCATACGGGCACCCAGCCTTGTAATGAAAGCCTCACTAAGACCTTGAGACCTTGCATTATCTTCCGCTTCTTCACGGAAACTCCTTAGAGTTAAACCATACCTGTCCTTGGCATCAACATCCGGACGGGCACCACCGCTTCGGCTGGTTACCAGGGCCCGAGCAGCTGTCTCAAAAGCCGCAGGATCATTGGCATGAATTTTTTCCAGGGTAAAAAGCTGCTCATCAAGTCTGGAAAGCTCCCTGTCCTCAAGAGCATTCTCAGCAATCTTCTTCTTCCGCTCCCCTTCACGGTGATCAACCATGATCGCCTGAGCAATGCTCGATCCCAGATTCATCATCTGATTTCCAGCTTCCATCCGGCTCTGGTAATACTGGGAACCAGCCTGAATTACACCATCAAGACTGGGAGGTGGAGTGATCCCGCTAGTGCGGAAATCAGCAACCTGAGTACCTGGAAGGAACTGAGACTGCTGAAACGGTAATTTCGCCATTAATTTCTCCTGCGCCTATCCCCAGACGGCATCTTCTTTCAACATTGATTGAGTCCTAATGATATTCGACATGCCACTCGTAAAATTCGACATTGCCATTGCTGGTCTTGATCTAGCCATAAAATCAGCCTGTTGAGACCAGTTTCCAGCTGAAACCAGATAATTGTCGCGGTTGATCTTTGCCGATTTGGACATGAAGTAAGCCTGTGTATTCGCACCATAACGGGTCTCTGCAGCCATTCGTTTGGTTTCCGCTGCCTGGAGCCTCTGAGCAAGTCCATTTGCCCTGGCCTGGTATAGAATCGCCCTACGGGCCGATCCCTGACCAATAACCACTCCGGAAGAACCAACCCTGGCAGTATACTCACCAATCTGACGCTTACCGGCATCCTCCATGTATCTCAACTTCCACTGACCCTGATTCTCGATTGCACGGGCCGATCTCTCACCAGTCTGCATAACTCCCTGAGCTTGCTGGTTCTGCATTGAATACATCTGACCTGCAAACTTCTTCAGAGCAGCAGACTGATTACGCATCTGCTCTTCCTGAAACTTAGACTGCTGCTGCTGAGAATAATGCTGTCTCACCATGCCAAGCCCCTGCAGGGCAAGGAGAACCCAAGGTACTGCTGCTGGTACTCCCATAATTACTCGTTCGTTTCGTAGTCGATCGCAATCATTGTGATTGTCGATGGATAAGGCTGATCCTGCCTGAGATAAATCTTGCCCTCGGTATCGAAGATGCCAGGCATTGCCAGATTCCGGTCTCCAGTGAAAAGGGATAACGATGAACCAATGGCATCTCCGGCCCTTCTGAAGATCTCTGCAGTCAGATCATCGGATTCCAAACCATACTTGAGTCCAAGGGTGTCGAGGATCTTTACAACGATCCTGTGAATCCGCTTCTTGTTTCCAATCGAGGTCATGGTCTCGACATTGCCGACCGCCAGGGGAAGAGTCTGGATGCTGCTGTTGTACGCAAGTCCGATCCTTGCCGTGGTCAATGAAAACTGGGGAGTGATCGATCCTGCAACAATCGTCTTGTCAGGCTGCACGGCATCGTCACCCAGAATGCTCACAGTCTCTCCATCGATGTAGTCAAGCCCTGATACCGTGGAAACCGGAGAACTGCCGGAAAGAGAGGATCCGCAGTCTACATAGTGGGCAACCGACTGAGCCATCGAGTTGTCATAGAAGACCTCCATGAACTCCACAAACCGCTGGGTCTGATCAACCTTATATATTGTGTGTGTGCCGGATCCCTGAGTGATTTCTATTTTAGAACCGCCAGAAGCAGCAGCTAATTCAAAATCATTCGTATCAGTGGCACGAACATAATATGTGGTCCCAGAAGTCAGATTTGTTGGCATGGTCCCATCAGTAGTTATCTTAACTGCCGTACCATTTGCCATGTCATGACTGTTAATTGTGATTTTGTCAGTCCCATCCGTTATTGCTGTGTATGGGAATTGAGTAAAGTATTCATCAACATCACGCTTGACCGTCATCCAAAGCTGGTCGAAGGATCCCCGATCCGTGGTCTCCCTTGGGATCACACACACCTTTTCAACCTTGGAATGGTTCCCGTAGGTTGCATCCGTCTGAGATCCTCCGATCGAGTGGATCGCCCAGGAGGTCATGTTGAGGTCAAGAATGTAGGTGCAGCTGATGAGCTTGCCGTCTGTTCTTGTTCCCCAGAGCACCGAAGCAGGCTGATCCTGGAAGAACATCTCCTTGATTCCGGACTGGGTGATGTCCTCGGCCCGGAGAGTTATGTCCTTTGCCTCGTATTGCTCCTGTTCCCGGTCGAAAACAAGCTCCCTGATCTTCCTTCCGTTCTTCTGAACGTAGACCATGTTGTTTCCAATTGCAGCTGGCAAAGCACTGGTGTGAGCTGCCCAGTTCGAGATCTTCTCAACACTGAATGAAAATGGTGTGACCGTCGTGTCATCACGGTTGCCGAACATCTGGAAAACTCCACCACTGGTTCCAATCGTCAGTCTTCGTCCTTCCTGGAGCCACTCGATCTTGTCCACAGTATCTGAAGAAATCATGAGAGAGATCGCATTGTCCGAGTAGATCTGCTCTCCCATAATGCTTGCACCGGATGTGTTGTATTTGCCGGTCTGGACTCCGAGCGGCTCCGAGGAAGCAAAGTTGTCGAAGTCTCCTGATTTGGAGAAATGCACGGTCTGAGGCTCATCGAGAGTTCCTGCGAAAACAAGACGCTGCTGGAAGATCTGAACGCATCTCGGAAAACCTGAAGACTCGGAGAAGGATCCAAGTGCCCACTCAGTCGAGGAGCCGTCATAGGCCAGGTGCTCGTTGACCGTGCAGACAACTACGGTCGTGCTTGTCACCGAATCCACTGTTGCATAGCCCCACATGATCTGAGGTGCTATCTCACTGTTGATCCTGATGATCCTGCCTACATCGGAATTTCCGCTGCTTGCAGAGAAACCAACATCATCGTTGATCCCGGTCGTGGAACTGAAAGTCAGAGTCACCTTCGAGTTCTTTGGAATGAACTTCTTGAAGAACTTGATGTCCTTTGAAACAGAACCGATCCACTCAACCGGATCTCCAGTCTTGTCAGTGGAAAGCTTAAAAGTGTTCGTTGTTGCAGCAACCACATAATAAAGAGTCCCTGCAGTCAGGCTCTGGATCCCGCTAAAGGAAATTGTGTGTGTGGGTGGCCCAGTAGATGTTACACCAGTAATATCAACAGGTTCACCTCCTTTCGTAAGAGAAAGCTTGATCGTATTGGCTGCCTTATCAACCACATAATAAGTTGCCGAAGTTGACAATCCTGTCGGCAGAGTATTAGTCGTTGTCAACTTAACAACATTTCCGTTCTCAAGCTCATGTCCATTGATCGTGATAGTGTCGGCACTTGCATCAACATCCCCATTCACAAAAGTTGCAGTCTGTTCACCCTCACCTCCGCGATAGAAGATCTGCTGCCCATTGACGAGAGGATGAGCGACCATAGTGAAGGAATGATCGGTATAGTCTGCATTTGCTCCGGAGATCTCTCCAATCAGCTCGAACCCATAGTCCTTATAGAAGATCTTACGGGTTCCAGTCCCTACATCCGTTATAGTTAAAGCTGTCCCTCCATAAGTGGTTGCCATCTTGAAATCATCAAGAGTTGCATTAACAACAAAATATTCAGATTCAGTTCCGAATGTGTCAGAACCACTTCCATAAGCAGGAAGATCACTGCCAGTAAATTTAACTGTCTGACCATCAACCAGACCATGATTGACTACCGAGATTCTGTTTGTAGAAACATTTACATCTGCATCCACTAAAGTCTTGATTTCTGCATCAACCGAGTTCCTCGAAACCGTCACCGTTGTGGTCTCGGTGTTCACAGGCTTGTAAGGCCCATCCTTGAGTGTGAGTGTGGATAAAACCCAGTTGGTATCTGCCGTTCTCTTCAGCTCCCTTGGTGCAAAATCAGGATGGGAGATGAAAAGCACATCCGCAGACTGAGTGAAAAAGAGATCATCCAGGTCCGAAGTCGTATAGGTAGTCAGTTCCTGATAAGGCTCGACAAACGTCCTTGTGCCCGATCCTGCAGAAGTGAGATTCAGTGCAGTTCCAAGAACATTGTCTGCAAGAGATAAACGGATGGCTGCACCAGAGACGTAATGAATAAAGTACCTCTGGCCGGTGATCAGACCTCCGGGAGCTGCTGCTCCTGCTCCAAGAGTCAGGTAGACATCGTCACCAACTGAAAGTCCATGACCAGTGCCTGAAAGAGTGATTGTCTGAGTTGAAGTGTTGACCGAAGAGATGTCACCGTTTGCAGGAAGTGCAGCGGTCAGGATGTTGTCAGTCCGGTAGAAGCGGACATAGAGATTCCCGAACTCCAGCACATAGCTTTCACCCTGGCCGAAGTTGAACGGAACCAGACGGACATCTGCATTGTCCTTCGTCTTTGAAACGAAGAAAGTCCCAGGTCTGCGGGTTACCGATCCTTGAGGAAGAGGGATGTAGTTCTCACAAACCTTGAGAGAACTCTTGTAGGAAGGCAGATCGACATATCCCTGCATCCTCGGAGATATCTGTCCATCTGCAAAAGAGGTCTGGACTGCCTGAATCCGAGGCATTACCTCCTCGCTTCAATGAAAATATCTGCATAGATCGTGTTTACATAGGCTTTCTCAGCACTGTCCACGCTTCTGGCTTCAGACAGCGTCTGATTGTACCTTGCAAACATATTGTCCCTCAGTTCCGGACGGCCTGTGAGAGCCTCCGCAATCTCGGATGCCAGTCTGAGGCCGATTGCCTGAATCAACAGGGAATCAAACTCGTTGGGATCCTCGATCCTCTTGACGTACTTGATCCAGGCTTGCTCTGCATCGGTAACGATAAACCCGTTCTCGACGTGGTGCTCCTTGTCCCAGTCATAGAGATCAATGAGCCTCAAACAGTCGCTGGGAAGCGCATACCGATACGAGAACTCCCAAACCGGATTGGTCGATGACCTTGCAAGCTTGACCCTGGTAACTGCACACGACCAGGGGTGAGCACGGAGCACGGAATCACGCACATCGTTGAAACGAAGATTGCAAAGCCGTGCCCGTTCGTTGTTGTCGCTCAAACTGGAGATCTTCTGATCCCCAAGGTTGGTGAGACCGATGTTGCAGATCTCTACGACACTGGTCATTAATCTACAGTGTAGAAAATTTCCAGAGAGATGCTTCCAACAGCATCCGTTACGGCATCCTGAAGTTTAACCTTGACATCCAGAAGACCGCCTGGATCAGATGACTCAGATGCCACATAGTCCCAGAGGGCCGTCTGACCTGATGCAAAATCCTCAAGAAGAGAATTAGAACTTGCAGTTGCTACCGAGACACCGTCAAGAAGACCATTCGGATCATCTGCATTCGCAAGGTTGCCGTCTACTGCATAGACACCAACATCCGCAGTGGCACCAGAGGCACCGATGTTGTCCCAATAAAGAGTGGAACTCGGCAGAATGACTGCATTCGATGGCAGTCTTGCCAGGTGATATGTCGAATTGATGCTATCGTCATTGTTGGTTTCAACAGAGTCGAATGTGCAACGGACCCGACCATAATGATAACGGGAGTCCACAAAGGTCTGCTTTGTTGCCACCAGATCGGTGGTCTTTGTTCCTACTAAATTTACTTCGGCCATAACTTACTCCATTCAGCTGGCGTTGATAAAAAGGCAGCCACTCACCAAGAGCAGCTGCCAGGGGTTACTGGTTACGCTGGGTGACAAGCAATCGAACAGACTTTCTCTTCCTGCAGACGGACGGATCCGACTGTCATCGAGAAATAAACATAGGTGCTGAAACGCTTGTCGGCACGTTCTGTGATCCGGGCACGAATATCATCCCACACACAGAATCCCATCCCTTCGCGATGCCACATCATGACGAGCTGGTCATCAGCAGAATCGGTGTTGAGAAGTTCTGTACGGATGAAACGCATTCCCATGAACTCAGAGATCTCACCGGATGCCAACTGGCGAACCTGACCCATATCGGCACCCATCGCAGTTCCAGGGGCTCCACTGGTGATCGTGATCGTTCCACCATGCTTGTGACCAAATGAGATGTCACTCAAGAGGTGAGCAAGCTGTAGTGAATTCACTGCAACGAAAATGTTCGGATTGCCTTCCAGATCATAATCGTCACCCTCACCTGCATTGATCTTCTGACGGGCTTCCAAAAGCTTGGAAATGGTCAGACCGCAGTCACCTGTAGAGTTGCCGTAAGTTGCTGAACCAATTGCAACGGTGTTCGACAAAGAGGCAGATCCAGATCCGTCTGCACCCGTGGAAGCTGTTCCACTGAGAGCATCGAGGATCTCGTTATCGATCGCTCTTCCCATTGCACTAGCTGCGTTTTGAGCATAAACCGATGTGGGATCGATCAGCATTCTGACGCGATCGACATCATCGATCATATCGCCCCAGTCATAGGAGACCGGAGTTACTCTGCGCCTTGAATGCGGGGTATCGATCTGCGGGGAATCCGCATGTCGGGAGGTCACCTTCTGGGCGGTTACCGAACCGATCCGCTCCATGTAGACCTCTTCTCCCCTCTTGCCGGTTTCAACCATAGTGGCATTCCGCAAACGGGATGCCCTCTGCTGAACCAGAGAGAGGATGTTGTCTGAATACTGCTTCGTAAAAGCAGTCGTGATATTAACGGACATAAATACTCCAATGAGTTTGGGTTGGTTTCCTGCCAAATCATTGGAGTTGTCCGTATAAACGGGCTCCGGGCCCTTTTAGCTCTAGGGTTCTCGAAGAATTGTCCGAGGCCGTAAAGTGCGGGCAGGCTTAATTTACCTGGGACTATCCCAGTTTGGGACTAGCCCAGATACTGATACAGTTGCGTCATTTCCTTTACTGCCTCCGCATGCTTTGGATGGTTTGCACTGCGGTAAGCGATCATAAAATCCTGATCGGAGTTTAGTTCCTTGATCTTGGACTCTGCGGTTGCGGGAGACATCCCGCCGATTCGTCCATCGTCACCGGACATCAGCCGGTGATCCTCACTGAGGAACCTTCCAATCCTTGAAAACATCTTCGTCAGACCAGGATGATTGCCGAACCCTGATTCCTCCATCAGCTTGACAGTATCCTTGTCTGCAAACTGAAGGAATGCCCTGCGGGCTAGTTCAGAGTTCTTCTGATAATCATCACCCCATTCATTCGATAGATCCTTGGTATACTTCAGCTGTTCTTCCTCATAGGACTTTGCAGCCTTCTCGTTCTCCGAGTTGGCAAGTTCCCCCATGTAGTTGAACATCTTCCCGGCCTGATCCTGAGATAAGCCGGTTGTGTGCATGAACTGCCTGAAATGATCCGGGGCTTCTCCTCCTAGCTGATAATCCTCCGGCTTCTCAGGGCGGCCCAGCCGCTCATAAACTTCCGTCAGATCACCGCCATTCGGGACTCGAATCAGCTCCTCTCCAGGAGCACCCAGCTTCTTCACGGCATGGACGTAGCTCTTGGCTAGATCATTCCAGTCCTTGAAGTTTCTGAGGGACGGTTCATTCCTTAATTCCACTGGTAGCGCATCCGGATTGAAAGATCCAACACTTTCTTGTCCGGTTCCGGGTATCGGGGTTTCACCCCCTCCCAGAATAGAGCCTAACGGTGGTGGAGCCTCCGGTAATGCCGGAGCCTCAGTAGTCTCAGTAGTATTAGTAGTCATCTCCGAGGTCGCGGTCTCGATCATGCGATTGTCTCTCTAGTTGTTCCAGTTCTGCAACACTCACACTCAAAAACGACATCAGATCCGTTACTACAGAACGCCTGCCGTCATTGTAGTGTGTGTGGTAAGGATCTCCGGGCACCATTGCACTGGAGAAGACGAAATGCCTTCCGCAGAGATCCGCGAGAACACGCTTCCCGGCATCCGTGCCGAACGTGAGCTCATAGTCAGCCTTAAGCTGTTTCTTCCGCCTTAGCAAGGTTCAGTGATGCCTGTGAGCGGTTCCGGTCTGCCATCGATACCAGATTATCCGCCTGTGCTACTGCCATCTGTTCCTGCATCTGCGTGTTCACCGCCATCTGCTGGGCTTCCGCTTCCATCTCTGCTGCAAACTCCTCCTCAGTCTTGAATACAGACGGAGGCACCCTGAGTATCTCTGCTGCTATGGTTGCAACCCGAGCAGGATCAATCCTGCGGAGTACCGATGGATCAATCTGGGCCATTGGCGTCAAAAACTGAATGAGGGCACTGACCGAAGTCATCTCGCCTGCCCTCTGGGCAATTCCTACAGGATTCGTGTACTCCACCTGGAAATCCGCTTCAATCAGCATCTCTGGAGGTGGTGGAAGCATCTGGTTCTTTACCATAATCGTCAAAGTCCGATCCACCAATGGTCCGAGAAACTCAACCTCCTGGCGAGATACAATCGGGCCGAGTACAGAGAGACGGTCACGCTGCCTCTGCATGATCTCGGTCGCAGAAAAACGGAGTACGTCACCATCAGGTGCAGTTGGTCCGGGAAGCTCAAGAAGGTCAAGGTAGAACGAACGGTTTATTGCGTCCCTGACCTGGCCCATCTTCGCTTCGTTCAAGTCCGGCCTTCCTCGAGTCTCCAGAGGCATGATCCGATCATTGGGGCCCAAACCAGCCCTGAAATAGTTCAGCCCGCCTGGTGTCGTTCTAATGGGAGAGAGGAATCCATCATCAGGCACCAAAAGTGGCGGGTCCACCATCTTCGCAAGGGATTTGAGCCCCAGTTCCTCCATCTTGTTCAGCATCCTCACATCTGCAAGAGCCTCGATTCCAGGACCGCGGCCATAAATCTCCTGAGCCTGACGCTCCCATCTGCTGCACACATATGGAAACTGATCGTAGCCTGAAACAGAAAGAATTCTCTTCTGGTCATGAAGCATGTAGACACTCATCCAAGGCATGTTCATCGACCCTGCCTCACCAAAGTTCCGGTCCTTCCGAGGCTTCACAACATGCAGACAGGAAAACTTCTTGTAGGGATTTCCCTCCATGTACGACTTGCTGACCGATTCAGGCAATACCTCGATTCCAAACTGCTCCACCAGGGCCTTTGCAGTGTGCTCGAACTTCCGGTAAACCGTATCCACACGGCCCAGATGATTCATCTGCAGAAAACACTCGCCTAGATGAAAGGTCCGGAACATCGGACCCTGACCAGGCTCATCATAAACCATCATCACACCCGTCCCGAATGCACCCAGATCCAGATAGAACTCATGGGATGCAGGATGAAAATTCGAGATAGGACGGTTGAATACCTCGATCACAAGACGCTGAGACTCCTCCAGCCAAAGCTGAACATCACGGTCCTGCATCAAAGGTCTTGGAACCGTCAGCTGAAACCAGCTCGTCTGAGCATTTGTGAGTGTGTTGTGGAGACCTGATGCAAACCTCGTTAAAGCACGAACTGCAGTGCCCTCGAAGATCTTGTTCCTGCGCTTCTCGCCAGGAGCATAACTCGCATTGAAATCGGCCCTCCGGGGAATCATGTGCTCTGCAATATCCTGCCAGTACGACTCCCAGTTGTGACGCTCCGTCTCAAGCTCCTGAAATTCCTGGGAAAGCTGCTTAGACAGCTCCTGCTCCTCTGGAGAAGGAGACGTATTCTCGGGTGTGAATTCAGCCACTATGACCTCATGCGTAACCAGTTAAAGAACGTCCAGTACCCTCACCAAAACCACCCTTGGTCAGCTGAGTCTCTGCCCTGCCGTAACGGCCTGCAAGCATCCTTCTGATTCTTGCCAGACGATCACGCTCCGACATCTCTCCGGGCTTTGCAGCACCCGACATTAAAGCTGCCGCCTCCTCAGAGGTGTCAGGTGCCTCTCCCGGTCCAGATGTCACTGTTCCACCACCACTACCACCATCATCCGTAGTTGTCGTGGTCGTTGTGTTATCACTCCAAACATCTTCCTCATTACCAATCATCTGCCTCTTCCAATGCTCTCCATACTTCTGAATATTTCCACCGAAAAGAAACTTGTTAAGCTCATCACCAGTTTGGGATAAGCCCTTCAAAGCAAGCCCAATCCCGCTCCTTTGATCCATGCCAACCAAAGTATCCATTGAACCCTTAAAAGCACTCATTGCCGTTCCAAGCGTTCCACCGCCAGGCTTCAACCAGTCCTGTTCAAGATTGAGCGTCCCAATATCCGTGTTCAGGTTTCCCAACGAACCTCCCTCTATGCTCATCCAGTCCGGCATGGACGGAGCATTCAGATTCGGATGCAACGATGGTATGTTCGGAGTACCCGTCAAAGCAGGGTTCAGCCCCGGCAAACTCGGCTTGAACTGTGTTATGTTGTAGTTCAGATTCGGAGTAGGTGCTACTCCTGCCGTGATATTCTGAAGATTCTCAGATCCAGTGAAGGTCTTGCCTATAACTCCTGCAGTTTTTTGAAAAGCCCTAACCATTTTGCTGAACTCGCTCATAAATCCCTCTAGTAAAGATACGGTGAACGGCTCGTCAGCCGTGTTCTGCGGATCGCGCTTTCACGGGTTCCGCGCTTCCTTCCCTCCTGTGCAAGAGCAAGCTGATCTCCCATCCCAGGCAAAGACAGCCCAAGCTGCTCAAGTGTACCTCCATACGCCTTCACACGGGCAGTGGACTCAGTGATCGCTTTCTCGTATTTCGTCATCTGAGGCTGATACGTCTCTTTGATGTCCTTGTCATACCTCGCAACATCAGCTGAAAGCTGTGCAAGATTAGTCCGGTATGTACTGAATGCCTCTGCATCATATGCAGACTTGACTGCCTGGGCCTTGCCCTCAACATCATAGGCCGTTCCCAGATCCGTGATTGCCTTCGATCTTCCTTCAATGTCATAGAGGCTGACAAGATCCTCCCGCTCACCGGGAATCGCTTCTCCACGGGCCTTCAAACGACTCATCTCAGTTGTATAATCCTCATAGTCCAATTCATCAGGATCGCCTTCCGGATAAGCCCATTTCATTAAAGCTGAAAATGAAACATCGGTCCTCCCTTGACCCTCCGGAGAACGCGGGTTCCAATCAAATTCCTGTGAATAATCAGGGCCTTCAATCAGCTCCTTCTGGAGCGTCAGCATCGATTCCAGATCGGAAATCCCCTTCCGGCCCGGTGCAAGAGCTTCCTTCGCCTTGGTGATTGCCGACTCAAACTCAGTCCAGGGAGGTACATAACCCTCTTCAAACTGCTTCACATAGGGAGAAAGAATGGTCGAAAGCTCATCGACTCCATAAGTCTCATCACCCCAAGGTGACCAAGTCCCTGCCTTCCAGCCACTGAGCTGAGTCTCTGCTTCCGAAATTGCTGCCTCGGATGGAGCTATGTCCTCCTTCAGCTTATCTATCCATGAAGAAGCCGTGTACTCCGTATCATCCCCTTCCACAGTGAAGGTATCGCTCGGATCATAAGATCCGAACTTCTCAAGAAACGGAGCCATCCTCTTGCCAAGATCACTGCCTGCAAAGTTCTTCTGAAGCGTCTCCATCTGAGAAGGAAGATTCTCGTACTCACTCGTAAGCCTGCCGTACTCACCTCCCAGCTCAAACTCTGCTCCACCAGAGACTGCATCCCAGTCCTGCTCGCCGTAGACCGACTCCACTGCAGACTTGTATGCCTGCTGGGCTACAGGAAGATCCTTCGCATAACCCTCCCTGGCCGTCCGGTATGCTCCCTTCGCTGTCTCCCATGCCCTGTATGCCTCAGATCCCTCCATCTCAGCCTTGGTCGCTCCATAGCTCTCTGCCGCTGCCTTGCGCTTGCCTGCAACCGACTCCGGTCCCTCACCAAAGATCGATTCCTGGAATGCCCCGTACTCACCAGAGATCTTCTTCAAATATGCCTGCTCCTCCCAAAGACGGGAACCCGTATGACGATGCTTTGCCATCACATTGTAATACCTCGTCAAAACACTCATGAAACTGCCTCCATTACAGGCTCAAGATGCTGCTCAAAAGGCTTCCAGTTATGAGAACCCTCTGCATAGCGGGGACGAGGCTCATGACTGAGAACCCTTGCATAACGAAGAGACTGAACTGCATAGCGGGTTGCACTCATCAAATCATCATGCTTCTTGATGATCTTCCCATCCATCCGATGATAAAGACGCATCTCCTCAAACCAGTCATTCAAATGTCCGAAGACCTTGAAACGCGAGGACTGCATCCTCTGGAGAATTTCCATGATCCCCGGCTCCACTGATAACCCACCTGAAGGATTCTGGAAATGCTCCCCAAGCATCTCAACTCCAAGCCTTCTGTACTGAGCTGCCAACGGTGTCCCAGAACCCTTGTCATGTACATGACCATCATGCGGCCAGGATACAGGAATCCATGAACCGCGATCCTTAATTGCCTGGGCATGAATGACAGGAGTCGCGCCTGCAACCCGATAACAGTCATAGAGATAACAGACATCCGAGTCCCGATCATGCGCCAGCCAGACAACAGCAGTAGGATGGTCAAAGCCAAAATCAATTGCGGCAATGCGAGCCCAATGCGGAGGTATTGCAAAAGATGGAACCGAAATCTCATCCTCCTGCACCGGGAAGACAAGACCACTTCCGAGTACCGGGATTCCCTTCGAGCGCATCTCCCTCTCATGGTGAGGAAGCGCAGCCAAAATCTCATTCCTGATCTCCTTCGATAAATGAGGTGCATCATCCCAGGTCGCATGGTAAAGAGCCTGGGCAGGCTTTAAATGATTCATGAACTGAGCACACACATCAGTGAGACCCTGCTCCGGAGTGAACGTCATGTAAACCAAACCGCCCGTCTTCAAAGATGCCCTGAGTGCCTGAGAATAAATATCCTGCGGAGGCTCCTCATCCAGCCAGCACACATGAAGCGCAGTTCCCATCCATGCCTGCTTGCCCTGCTCATAAGACTTCAGCTGCAGCTTCGAGTTCCTTCCGGATATGTGCTTGACCACTACCTGGGAAATCGCATTCGGAACACCAGGAGAACGCTCCGTCTTTACAATCAGATGCTTCGGAATGGCTCCCTTGCCGAACTCCTCCGGATCACCAGGCTCCCCCAACAGCTCAAACTGAACAATGTCCCTCGTGTTATTCGTCGTGTTCCCTGCAGCCCACGCCTTGATCGGCTTCTCAAAACGCTTGCCCTCCCACCAGTCCGGATAGATCCCAGTCAGATGATAGGCAAGCTCCATTGCACCACAGTAAGTCTTCCCCGTCTTGTTCCCTGCCATCAACATCCGCTGACGAGCTGAATTGCCAGCCTCATCACGGCCTGCATGGAACTTCCTCTGATAATCATACGGAGAATACGCCTGGAGCTTGTTCGTCTCCAAGATCTCTACATTCTCAGAAAGAAGATCAACTACCTGATCGCCTACGTTGATGTCACCAAGTACTGCTTCCATCACTCACACACACTCAATCAGACTTCTTGGGACGGCCTGCCTTCTTCTTTACCTTCTCCTTCACCTTCTCCTTCACCTTGTCCAGCTGCTTGTTGTTCTTCCAGTTCCAACTAGGCATCACTTCCTCCTTGGTGGTTTCTTCGGTTTCTTCTTCCCATACATGCGCTCCTCCTTTCTCGGATCAGGGGGCATCATCAATTAACAAGCTTTCGTTTACCCAGTAAAACCTCCGCTGTCTCCTTGCCAACTATCGATACCAACTCGGCCTCCACCTCCTCCGGACTGCGAGGTGCCTTGATGTGCTGTATCTTCTCAACAGGCTTGAATCCAGCCATGTCCAAAATGTGGATGTTCGCCTTCAATCGTACCGCCTCCGATTCCGCAGTCTTTGCCAGCTTCAAAAGATTATCAAATGCCAAAGACGAAGACTTGCCCAAGTTCGCCTTGACCTGCTCCTCTACCTCGCTCTTCAAACGAGCAGCCTTTACACGCTCCGAAGGAGTTAGTAGCTGGCTCCGCTCCTGCGGAGTCAACAACGATGCCCTCTGGATGAACTCCACCGTGTCATCTCCAATCACCTTCCCCAGAGAGTTCCGATGCTCTATCGGATTCACTCGGATCTTCGGAACACGAACACGCTTCTTGGGAGAAGACTTGGGAGTGGCTTTCGTAGTGGTTTTGGTAGTGGTTTTGGCGGTGCTTGTGGATGGCATAGAGGTTCGGTCGTTTTTTGCTCCCGAGTGTGGGGGGTGATACACCTCCAACCGCGCGCGAGGCAAATTTGTACCCCAGGGGGTCGAAATCAGGCCCCAGCAGTTCGCGTAAACATTTCTTTTATGCACTGTTAGCCGATCATATATGCGTGGTCAACAGGAAAAATCGCACGCAAAGACCACAATGTCAGAGAGGCCAGTGATTTCAATGGATGCAGGGGGTTAAGGATCCCCACGCGAGGGCCAAGGCCGGTTCGATCGGCCTGAATCCCGGGCGAAAACCACCACTCACATGTACCGAGTAAACATTACCTTGACAACGCCCGGATACATTGCTAGCTTGATCACAGTCAATCAATTTCCAGGCCCTGCAATGCCTGGACTTACAGCACCCAAACCAAACGAGGACATATGACCCTAATTGCAAACTACCCAAGCAAGAAAGAACTCAAAGCATCGGTCGGCAAACCTTTGAGGCATATTGAAACAAGTATGTTTGGCCCTGAATATAGGGACGATGGAATGCTAACGGTTGCCAACCGCCCGCACATTACCGGCCAGGGGCGGGAGTTTTTCGCTCAAGTCTGGATGCGTGAAGGTTTAATCGACAAGGTTAAGTAGATCCAGACCAGGGGCCTTGATCGCTCGAGGCCCCGAGCCTGGGTTTACAGCACCCCCAACCAAACGAGGACACTATGAAAAGAATGAAATACCGGAGCAAGCATCACTTGATTAACAGGATTGCCAGCTTGCAAGCTAACAGGGGCTGGAGCTGGGAAATGATAAAATCTGACATCCCTAGACAGTGGACATTGTCGTCTACTGAGCTGTCAGAAATGATTGAAACCCTTAAAACATCAAGTAATGGTGATTTGCCGGATATGTTGATACCTGATTGATCCAGACCAGGGGCCATTCTTTCGAGTGGCTCCGAGCCTGGACCATACCGGCCAGGGGCAGCTGCTGCAACAGCTGAGATTTAAACACCCGATCAAGCGAGGTCTTATGAGTAAAAAAGCATTAGCAATTAGGGAAAAAGCTGAATCCATCGAACAATTGCGGGAGATATTCCCAAAGGGTTCTAGGGTTCACACCATTTGCCGGCATGTCAGCCAGTCCGGCATGTCTAGAGATATTTCTATTATCAAATGTTGGGAGGGAACCAGTCTTGCTCCTTCCTACCTTGTTTCCAAGGCCGTGGAAATGCATTTCAAGGTTAGCAACGGACACGCTGCAGTAAGGGTGCGCGGTGCTGGCATGGATATGGGTTTCCACCTTGTCTACAACCTTTCCCAGGTTCTGCATGGTGATGGTTATGCTTTAAAACACAGCTGGCTATAGGGGGAGCATGATTGACGAATACACAACCCCCAAGGAAGCTCAGACCCTCGCGGGGGGTCTCTCCGATCCCGGCAAAATGCCAGGAAAGGGCTGGAGCATATCAGCTCACCGTTGTGTGTGCGGATCAAGGTTGCGTGAGGTTCCTAATTCTGTTTGCTCAACCTGTTACGCAATGAAAGGGCGTTACCCTTTCGAGAACGTACAAAACGCACAGGAAAGACGGCTGCTGCGCTTCGATCGCCACGGCTCCACCTGGGTGGACCTCATGACCCTGGCACTCAGTAATGAGCGCTGGTTTCGCTGGTTAGACTCTGGTGACTTGCAAACGGACACGATGTTAGAGCGCATCATTGAAGTTTGCGAGCGCACCCCCGACACCAGACACTGGTTGCCAACTCGCGAATATCAAATAGTTCAGCGAGTCCTTCGCCGCCGATCCGTACCCGCTAACCTGCAAATCAGGCTATCAGCACACATGATCGATGGACCGGCCCCTTCCAAGTTAGCCAAGCGTTATGGTATCGGAACCAGCCAAGTATTAACGGATAACTGGGATTGTCCCGCGAATGAGCAGGGCAACTCTTGCCAGGATTGCAGACAGTGCTGGGATCCTGGAGTTTTGAATGTATCTTATCCACTTCACTAATCAGGAGAATCATATGGCATTTTCTCAGGCTATGGAGCCTTTTATCCAAAAATGCAGATGCTGCAACAAACCAGTTTTGAATTCAGACGGGTACCCCATTCACACCAAGTGCATAGTTAGACACTGGAGCAAGCACGCTCATGGTGTGAATGCCTCACGTTGTCACGAATTCAAGAGAACCAATTCTGCGTGGAAAATTCTTTCCACTGATTAACCCAACCACTAAGGGCCTGGAGACAGGCCCGGAAAGGAAACATGGCACATTTAACATACATTGAAGATGAGCGAGGGGACATTGTAGACCAGGAGGTATTTTGTTCAGATTATTGTGCAAAAGCTTCTGAATACTACCAGGGCTGGAACGGTTGCAATGAAATTTCAGTGACTGAACCTTGCTACGAGTGCGGCACTAGAGTTAACGGATTAGATGAATAGCACACACACACGAAAGGAGAACGATGGAACCGAGAGAAATTGACCTAACCCCAACCTGGGAAACTGCTGTTTTTATCTGCTGTGAGGTTTTGAAGGATCCAGAAGCCAGACAGGACGGGAAGGTTTCAGCCCAGGCGGAGCTTATGCGATTAGCGAGGGAGTTCGATAAGCTCCAAGGCAAGACAGTGACAAAGTGACATTTCAACACCCACACACGAAAGGGGACAGCATGAGTGATCCATTCATTGGACGAGTAAACGAGAGACTCAGGAGAATTGAGACCCGACTCTCGCAGATCGAAGATCAGTTAGCGGATGAACGATGGGAACTAGCAAGGAAAAAGGTATTTGAGCTGTACAAAGGGAAGGGAGACATAACCATTCAACCGAAAGGAACCCGATGAAAGAATGCGAAGAGTGCGGATGCAAATATACTCCTCCTGATCGAACTGGAGGCCATTACAAAATCCATGACTTTGCTTTCAGTGAATGTCCGAACTGCGAGAAATACTTTGAGGAGCAGGACGAGATGGATGCTTATGAATGGGTGACGGATGGGCCGGTCTGGGAGTAAGAACCAAGCCTGGATCGCACTGCAAACGTGACCCAGGCTCAGCCAACACCCGCACGAGGAAGTGGCGGGACTTACAACATAACACAGTGACAAAGGAGAACAAGATGATAACTGAAAAAGAGTTTGTACATAGAACGATAGCCGATTTCATGGAGCTGGTTTCATCCAAGCAGATCAAGATCATGTTTTATGACGAGGATAACAAATACCCAGATAACTATGCATACAAATACAACGGCAATAGCTCATGGAATCGTCTATCTGGAGGAACACGAGAGGATCCTTTAGAGCTAGTTTTTAATTTCTACGGAAGAGTCTTAACCGATCGTGAATTCCCGAACAAAGACTGAAGTGACAACTGAAACACCACACACGAGGACGCAATGAAAAAGAGCAATCAATGGTATGCAAAGCAAGGCTATGAATACTGGAAACTAGAAGCCATCCGTTGTTTGAAGGACGGATATAGTTGGGAAGATGTAGTTAAAGAAGCTGACAGGTTGTACGGAAAAACCAGACAAGAACGCATTAAAATTGCTAAGGAAGTCTGGAAAGATATTGAAGAAAGGACACAATGAAAAAGAAGATAACGATGACTGAGAAAGAGATCCTGCTTTTCTTGCATGATTTTCTTGGCGAAGAGCTAGAAGCTAGAGACCGTGACATTTCCACAGACTACAAGCTTTCCCGCTGCTACGACTATTGCAACGAAACCCTGAAGAAAAAGTACAAGGTTTATGGATCAGGTCAAACATTCAAGAACTGAAGTGACAGATTCCCCACACCCACACACACAAGGAGATGCTATGGAAACATATCCAATGGCTTTACCGAATCCCCCTAGAATCCGAAGAGAAGCAGTAGAATCGACTGCTAAAGTGATAGGGCTTACCCTCGGGAAGAATGGTAAGTCTGACTTTTCATCTTGGAAACAGACCCACGATGGATATCGGTTTCATCGATGGGAATTAGTCGCAAAGGGGTTCAAAAGGCAAATTTTTTTGACACTGGAAGATGTTGATTTATTTTTGTCCAACCATATTTGAAAGTGACTAATCCCCCACACACACAAGAGCCTGCCCAGCCTGTAAAGCGCAAGGCTGGGAGACCTCCTGGTCAGCATCCTGACACGCTACGGATCCAGAGGCCTCCCCGGATGACCCCGGAGGAGCTCGCTGAGATCCGTAAACATCTTGGGCTGAGTTACCGCAAGATGGCGAGGATGCTCGGGCTGCTTGACTACATGATCGTCAGCCGATGGGAGCACGGGTTCGTCCCGATCCCGCGATACATGAGCCTCTGCATCAGGCTCCTCGCTTTGGTCAAGGGAACTTTGGCGGGGGAGCGGTTTGGCCTGAAGTAGGTTATGCCAGCGTCCTACGCATAGATGCGGAGTGACATTTTCTTCGTGACATTTCCTGATTATCCGATCGATCTTTCCCTGGAGTTTTGAATCTGCTCTTGAGTATCTTCCCCACCAGTACTCGGAGATCCTTGAGACTTTCCTCCGGTACTGGACGAGGGTTTGCTTCTCTTCCGCCCGTGACCTCTTTGCCATATCCTTGAGAGCTTCAAGCACGTTTGCCGGTTGTGGAAAGTGACTCGTTCTGACCATCGCTTTCGTGCATGCCCTCTTGATATCCTCTTCTGAATATTTCTCCGAGTACATCGAAAGGGTTTCTGCCCACGTATCGATCAGCTCCTGGGTGATCTCCTTCGGTTTCGTTCTGATCGAGTTGAATTTTTTCAGGACAGCTCTTGCTAGCTCTTGCATGCTCTGCTCTCTCTAGTGTGTGTGTGTTAGAGTGTGCTAGTTTGCTAATTATGTAAGAGTTAGCACTCTTGCTCTCTATGCTCTCTATACTAGCTCTAGCACCTTCTTCAATAATCCCCCCAAAATTTAGGGGGGGTTTCAGTTTGTATTGATTGGGTCTCCCTTTTTTGGATTGGACAGTGACCCAGTCAAGTTCCTGTAGACTCCGTAAAGCTGTTCTAACGGTCTCTATGGAACGAAAACCACATCTGAGGCATAGACCCCTGTGTGAGGGTTTCGCGATCGCTGTGGATGGATTTGAGAACGAATAGAGGGTAATCAGGAGGAGACGCTCGGTTGAACCAAGGCGTTTGTCGTAAAAGATCTCACTCGGGATCGGAATGTCCTTTTTCATTGAAATGCTCTCCTGTTAGAATTTCTTTTGCCCTCAGCAGCGGGATCATGGCGCACCTTGGAACAACCGCATTTCCTAATCCTTTAAGTCTGTCCACCCGATTGGGTATCCCATGAGCCACTCGACCCACGTCGGGTTCAGTGAGCCACCTTTCAAAGTCATGGTTTCCGGAGTCCTCAATGGGTTTCCTGACCCGCCCCATTCTCCAATCGTTCCAACTTGGTGTTTTCCTGGAGCAGTTGGTGTCGGCCATAGCTTTACTGAGTCTGTTAAGTTTAATCCCCAACGGGTTTTCCCGTCTGGAGACATTCTTCCTTCCGGTGTCAGACGTTCTATCGGATTTCCTATTTCCGTTGCCCTCGGTGTCGGCCACATAGCAGACGCACCACCACCTCCGCCTGAGATGAGGCGCTCCCACATCGGCTGCGGATACAACCTTCCACTCACAATGATACCCTCGTCCGGCCAGCTCCCCGTAAACTCTTCTAGCCCAAGCTCCCCCGTCTCCAGAAAGCAGACCTGGGACGTTTTCCAAAACGAGAATTGGTCTAGCTCCGCAATAGGCGTAGACCTCATCCACAATTCGGACAATCTCAAAGAATAGTCCGCTTCGATCCGCTTCAATGCCTCTTCGCGCTCCAGCGTCAGATAAGTCCTGGCACGGGAACCCGGCGGTGATGAGGTCGATCCTTCCTTCTCTGGGAATAAGGTCAACTGGGTGAAGTTTCCGGACATCCTTAAAAATTGGTATTCCCGGGAAGTTCTTTGCTAAAATCTTCCATGTAAATTCCTCGTTATCACAGAAGGCAATCGTATCAAAACCGCCCACCCACCTGGCGGCCAGTGCAAACCCACCGATTCCGCTGAAGAGATCGAGATGGGTCAGGCATGGGTAAGATATCTTCTCCAGGGAGCTTAAATCTCCCTCACCTTCACGAGACAATATCCCTTCTCCTCCGAGTAAACCTTCTCCACTATGATCCTGTAGAGCTGGACATCGTCCTCCCAGATGATCCTGTTCAGTGAATCCAGGAGAACCTTGGAAATGTTGTCGGAGTCACGTTTTCGCAGATCAGGCGGGTACGCAATGATCATGCATTCGAGCTTCATCGGTTCAGGGTAGAGCGGCAGCTCATCGTGACTGAGCTGAAGCATGAGATGCTTCCTCATGTGACGCTTGTAGTCTTTTCCCTCCTTGGACACGACCATGCGGTTTCTCCATGCCCTCCAGTAACGGTTGATCGATGGAGGCCAGGGAACCTCGATCGTCAGTGGTGCTTCCTGAATGTGACCTCGTCATGCTGAAGAAAAACCCAGATCAGGAAACCCAATCCGGCAGCAATGGAAACTATGTAGATTAAAACAAAGATGAATTCTAAGCTCATCTCCCTCCTTGGATCTGAGTAGCAGGGGCCCCAGGATTACGAAGGGCCCCCTAGAGAAGCTATCTCCAGAAAACCGGCCAGGAGAAATGCTTAACCTGGCCGGAAAAGGAGATAAAACATGGCCGGTGTTACAACGCCACCTCCGGCTGGGCGATCTCAGGTTCCTCCGTCTTCCAGGGAAGCTTCCTGCGCTCCCTGAAAACCATCTTCTTCAATGCAGCAGTCCTTGTAAGTGCATCGCTATGCTCCTTCTTCTGGTTGGAATCCAGAAACCGGGGATCCGTATGCACTAGTCGAGACAACCCTCTCCGCATCGCTTTCTTCAGCTCCTTATGCATTGCTTTCTCTGAAACTTCAGCCTGTTCCACGGCTGGGACGTACTTGTAGCCCATCCCAGGCTGCGATACCAGAAGCACCTTGTACTCCGAGAGGAGCAGCTCCTGGAAACGCTGGTTCTGAGTCATGTACGCGAGCTGAATCTGGTCAGCCTTACTCTTGAGTGTGTGTGGTTCAATCTTTTCCAGACCAAACTTTTCAAACAGCCACTCATGAGTGACAACGTCACCAGGCTCGAACTTCTCTGCAATAAAATCCTGCACGGCTTGCTTCCATGCAGGGAAAAGCATTGTTTCTTTTTCTTTATTCATGGTCCTCTCCGTTTGGTTTCCATTCCTTTCCCTTCCAGTCCTATCCAATCCCTTCCGTTCCGATCCTATCCCGTCCCCTCCTCTCCCGTCCATTCCGCTCCGCTCCCTTGCTTACCAGTCCTTTGCGGTCCTTTCCCTTCCAGTCCTTTCCTATCCTCTCCCCTCCGTTCCGTTCCGTTCCGCTCCTCTCCAGTTCCTTCCACTGCGCTCCGCTCCAATCCGTTCCGCTCCACTCCATTAAACAATCTCGAAACGTCCGTATCCATTCATTCGGTTCTCGCAGAGTCCCTCGATTTCACCGCCTAGACGGATGATGTCAAGAACCTCCTGCATATCCATGATCGCCTCATTGACGAGGAGAGTGAACGTGAGTGCCCACTCCCTGAAAATCGGTCTGCAGCGCATTACCCTGGAACCCTGAACAACGACAGATCGGATATCGTGATATCCGCCTGACTCCCACATCCGATCCTTGCTCTTTGGCCCGTTGTACTCAATCGGAACTTCAGGCTCCAGGATCTGCACTCCACGCTGAATGTGACGGCCGCGCCTGCTCAACTTCGCGGAGGATCGAATCGTAGCTTTTATTGCATTTCCCGGCATGATCGGAACATCCTTGAAATAGAGCCCTCCTTCCCATTCAATACGGAAAATCTGAGCCCAGTCATCATCCGTTTTCTTTCGTTTTGAGGTAAATTCAGCAATCTCCTTCTTTAACGGACTCAAAGGATTGGAAAGCAATTCCGCATGAACCATGAGCGGACTCGTCCCTTTAAGTTTGATTTCCTCTCTCTGCATATTCTCTCCTTAGAATGGGATATCGTCACCAGTTGATGGTGCGCTATAGGGTTTGTAGTCCTTCACTTGAGGCTCACCCTTCCGATGGTGAATCACCATGTTCAGACGCTTGCCCTGGAGCTTTCTCATTGCCTCGAACAGGGCTTCGTCATCCTGGATCTTCTCCTTCCAGTCAAATGCCTTGAGGAGCTTATTTAAATGCTCCCGTGCTATGTTCACTGCAGTCTCGTTGGGATTATCCAGGTTCAGACGCTCCCAGTGCTTCCGGTTCATCATCAAATGCTCGATGATGAGAAACTGAAGCTCCAGGTAGTGACCGTTACCGGCTTTCGTTTTCTTGTAGTCCCAGAGGTCTAAGACAATGGGGTACTCGCCTTCGGGCAAGTCTCCATACTCGCTCGAAAAAGTTTCATCGGGATCAAAGAATGCATCTCTAGGCATGGGCCCTCTCTCGTTTCTTGAATTGATTTAAATGTTTGGAAAACTCCTCGTAGTCCATCTTCAATGGATCCGGGAGTCCCAGGCGGTTCTTTGCCAGGTGAGTGGGCTGATCTACCGATCTCAAAACCCTGTCTCCTCCATGAGCTAGGTTTCGCGTAGCACCGAACTTGCCTGCTTCCTGGGTTGTATAGACATCCCAGGTCGCGAATAAACAGGCATCTGACCACTGAAATAACTTTGCGGCTGACTTGTAATGAAGCTGGATGCCCCAGCGGTTGTAGGACTTCTCTCCAGGGTTCTCCACCTGGAGTATTGCCGCATGAGCAATGAGGATTATATCCATCTTCTTAGCATCCCTTATCTTATCGAGCTTCGAGATGATCTGCTCGATGAAGTTCAAGGCTGCAACGTAGCCTTTCCCCCACTCAAGCTCTGCAATATTGTCACACGACTTCGTCTTGCAGACATGACGGTGAATGATTCTCTCCAGCCAGTCGATCGAATCGATCACTAGCGTTTTATAATCATGCTTCTCCTCGTAGATAAGCTTCAGGGTATCGATGAACCCCATGTAGTCGCTCTCATTAAGCGGAATCGACTCTGCATCGATTCCTCCCAGACCTCCCTCGATGTCGAGAAAGATCGGCTTTTCAGCCTTGGAAGCCCAGGTGCTTTTTCCTATCCCTCCGAGACCGTAAAGCACGATCCTCGCGGTATCGGCTTCAGGTCCACTGTGAACAATTTCCTTTAATGTCATAAATCCTCTCTCAATTTATGGTTTGATCCATTCGCGGTTCCCATTAGGGTATTTGATCAATATGTGACCCTTTTTCCGACCCTCCTGAGAACCCTTCTTCCCTTTATTCCAAGGCACATCACCCTTTTTAAAATAATTCTGCTCCTTTCCTTTCTGTTGTGGATAACGAATTCCGGTCTTTAAAATTATCTCTGTTTTGAAGCACCCGCATGATTTTACTTTTCCACAAATTACGGGAGATTTGCGTATCACTTTTTCGTTCCCGCATTCACAACGGAACCAATAATAAGACGCAAAATATTGATCCGAATGAGAAAATCTAATTGCTGTTAGTCTTGTCCCTTCTATTTTTTTATTGAGTTCCATTCTTCTTGTTGAGCAGCTGCTCTGTGTACCTGTTAATCTCATCAATCTCTTTCTGGGAAAGGCCCTTGCCCTTCTCAGCCTTCCTGATCCACTGCGGGACCGAATCGATGATCCGGTTCTGGGTCTCCAGGACCATCAGGACGGTGCGTCCGAACAGCTCCATCCTCTCCATTACTTTCCTGTTGACCTCAGTCTGCATTTCAAGGGCATCCCGGAAGCTCTCGATGATTACCTTCATGTCATTAGCTTGCATAACTCACCTGACTCATAACAGATTCCAGATTTGATCCGTGATCGGCATGGCACTGCTCCCAGAACCCGCAGTTTTTCTCCGAGCAGTAGCGTGATCCACGGTTCAAGGGATACCATCTCGCTTGAATCGCATGCTCATGCTCCCGGTAGGCTTCTATTGCCAGGTGGAGATCATCCGCTGTCAGATTCACAGGCATGCGAATCCAGTAAGGCTTCTTTGTTTTGACCAAGATCATCAGCTCGGCCTGGGGAATGTTCTTGAGCCCCTTCTGCCACATCAGGCCCATGGCGTAAGTCGCAAGCTGCTGACGGTAGCCGTGCGAAGGCTTCGATGGCTTCTGACCCGCAGTCTTTGCATCGAAGATGAGCCACTCCTCACCCTCCTTCTGGAAGGCAGGAAGCTCCCGCTTGGCAATCAGATCCGGGTAGCCGATGATCGGCAACGAAAGCCCGTGGATCTTGATATTGATCTTGGGCTGGATCGTCACCGGCTCATAGTTGATGAACTCCTCGAACTGACCGAAGAGATCCTGATCGATGATTCTAAAAGATAGATCCTTAATCGAATCCCACTCCTCCGGTTTCAACTCCTGCTCAAATAAGGACTTCTCATCAGCAACGTACTTCGACATGACGTTCTCTGGAGCAACCCTCGGCATGTTGACGTTCATGTAGTTCGAGTGGATCGCATTCACCGCAGCATCCACCATCCCTCCTGCAATGAAAGACTCCTTCGTCTTTTCATGCATCTGATCGATGTACTTGTATTTGAACTGCTGACCGCAGTCCACGCGCTTAGAAAGTGCGCTGTTAGAGTAGTGTTTCATAGCTTCTTAATGTGCCCGCCAGCGGAGAGGTAGCTCTGCATTGCCTCTTCAATCTCCTCCCTGGAAATCTCCCCGGCTGAACGGGCGTAAGATTTAATCCGGTCTCGCTCCATGTAATCCCTCATCGTTGGCCCTCTAGTTTCAACACTTCGGTTGTGGTTCCAGACATCTCTTCTTGGCAACGCGAGGAGCAAAGCCAGGTTGTCAACATAGTCCCTTGGAATCGGTCTGGCTCCTCGCATCCATGAACTTAAAGACGATCTTGGAACACCAAGGCTCTTCGCCAGAGTCTCATGCAATAGACCAAGCTTATCCGCTCTGGCCTGCAGGATGGTCACGCTCAAGTTCCTCCCTGGAAAATAGAAGCGTGTTTCGTGATTTGTAAACTGGTTCAAGGATTTTTTCCTTAACCCGTCTCCTTACTTGATCTACAGAGATACCAAGAAGCTTCGCTGCTTCAGTAGAATCTAAAAGATTTTCTTTAAGCCGACTTCCCATAGACTGATAAACTGTCGAATAGTTAAACTGTAGAAAACATGAAACCACACCTCTAAACAGATGTCAACAATATTTTTTGGGAGGAGAACTCTCAGGAAGAGAGAATGAAGAAAAAGAAGAGGAAACTTAAATCAATACGTCCACACCCACGGCCTTTTCCCTGGTTTTGATTCTACAGATGTCAGGTTGTCTACATGCAAAAATCGTGATTTATACTCACCCTTCTGCTGCCAGCCGAATCCCGTCATCCCAAGCTCCTTCGCAATCTTGGCAACAATCGTTGCATCGTCTCCATACAATCGCAGATCCGCTGCCTTACCGTGTGTGTGTGGACCCGTTCTTCCAGTCGATGAGATTTTATCATTGTAGCTAGGATCACGATAGCCGCTGTTTACCCAGATGGGCCTGCCATACTCTAGTCTGATCTGTTCGAGCAATTCCATGAAAACCTCATCCATGTTGCAAAGGCCCGTTCCCTTGCACTTCAGTTCATCCTGAGTGAAATGAGGTGTCAGATATCTACTCGCCATGAACGCTCCGTAAAGCAAAACAGGTTGTACAAAGAACTCACGCCTTGTCAGGCTTCTCGGGAAGCAGCCGCTGCTTAACCAGGCGAACCACCTCGTCATCCAATTTATTGGAGGATCTCTGAACAAGGTACTCTAGAACGGCAATTACAATCTTTATGATCGTCTCATCTTTAAATAAAGTAACGACTTTCGCGATCATAGCCTCTTGCCCAGCTCAAGAGCTGCTGTCTTGATGATGTCCTTGACATCCACATTGTCTCCAATCTGCTTTTTCATTGCCTGTTTCACCTGATCGCCTGTCAGGTTGTTGTCCTTTGATTTAACCAGTTCCCAGAATGCGCTTATCATAAAATTAATTGCTATAGGATGCATATTCTCCTCTCGTATATAACGAAGTTCAGGCCACACTGAGATTAAAAATCCAGTCTCGCCATTTCTACCTTGTCCTGAAGATCATCCAGCTGATACATGACTAACTTCATGTCTCCCTGAAGATCACTCACACTCA